GTTGGCTAGATGGATACACAACTCACTGTCAATAAATTCATTTTCTCTTTGTATGTGATCTTGCGTATAAGTACTATCCTTCATTCACATCCATTCACGTTCGTTTAAACCTGTTTCACCAGTTCCGCGTCATTACTGGTAATAACGCATATATATGTTTCATACCGTTTCACATTGATCCCTTTCGTGCCGTAAGATGTGTGTACCAAATTGCGTACCAAATCTAACTTAGGCAGGCAAGGAACTATGCCCCTTAACGACACGAAACTTAAACGTATTGACGGAAAGCCCTATGATGGGCCTGTTGAAATTCCTGATGGTGGTGGATTGTCTGTCAGGATAAGCCCCAAAGGACTTATAACATTCCAGTATCGCTATCGCTTCAATGGAAAGCCTGTACGTCTAAAATTAGGCGTCTACGGAAGCATGTCCATTAAAGAAGCAAGAGATGCGGTGGAGGTTTGCAAGAAGTGGTTGAGTGAAGGCAAGAATCCAGCCGTCTACAGAAAGCTGGACAAGAAAAAGAAAACTGAATCTCCCGATATCGCCACTTTGGTTAATGAATGGCTAGATACACCATCCGCTAAAGATCTGGTCAAATACGAATACTGGAAGAGGATGCTTAAACTTCATGTCACCGATATGTATGGACAATTGATTGTCGACGACATGGACCCCACGCACTGGGAAAAGATTTTTCTCGCAATTACGAAATCCGGCTCTCCTGTACAGGCAGGAAACGTACTGGTGAAAATGAAACAAGTGATAAAGTATGCACTTCGTAGAAAACGGATTACATCTAATTCGCTAATGCTTCTAGAACTGACTGATGTTGGTAAATTACCAGAAGACGGGGAGCGGTTTCTCAACGATGTTGAAATAGGGAAATTCTGGCTAGCTATCGATAAAACCAGAATGTCATGGCAGAACAAAATGGTAATGCGATTGCTTCTGTTAACTGGATGTCGTGGAGTTGAGTTAAGGCTTGCGAAGAAGGTGGATTTCGATCTTGAGGGTAGGGTATGGGTTATCCCGAAAGAAAACTCAAAGACCAGAAAGCGGTTTGTGCGTGGCTTGTCTGAGCTATCTGTTGAGTGTCTGAAGCAGGTATTCGAGGTTTATCCAAGCAATTCTATAGTTTTTCCTCCAGCGACACTACAGGAGGATAGGCCGATGGCTGCGGGAACAATTATTTCACTGGCAGAACAGGTAGAAACAATGATGGATTGTCCACACTGGTCTGCACATGATCTTCGGCGTACCTGTAAAACTAAAATGGCTGAATTGGGCGTTGCGCCACATGTTTCTGAAAAAATACTTGGGCATAAACTTACCGGGATGCTGGCAGTCTACGACCAGTATGATTACATCCCGGAGCAGCAGGAGGCAGCAGATAAATGGGCTCAGAAGGTACTTGATTGCGCATCAGCAATCAGCCCCTTATCTTTGCAGAACTGAATGACCTCAACATAACGGAAAAGAGCCCCTCCTTTGGGAGGGTGAAGTTCTGTTACTTCCTTTGGGAATGGGGTGCCTGTTTGCTCCCACTGTTTACGTTTGCGGTAGAATGTGGTTCTGGAGATGCCACCCAACATCTCCTGTACGCGCTCCCGGTTTATAAGAACCGGTTGAATATTGATTGGTTGCATATTCAACTATCTCCATAAAACAAAACCCGCCGTAGCGAGTTCAGATAAAAGAAATCCCCGCGAGTGCGAGGTTTGTTATTTCTGCGGTGGTTCTGGCAGTGGCATCCAGTGCATAACCAGGATATGCTCAATGCAGTTCATCTGATTACCGCCAGGCATGTTAAAAAACAGTCCAGAATGCTCATCGAAATATGAAACATAACGGTATCCCAACTTGTTCTGGACAATTACTTCTTGCTCGTCTTCCGGCATCCGTTCGCTACAGCTTATCCAACCATCCGGAGTTAACGTTGATTTTCCAGCAGGAATATTTTCCGGAATATTTTGTGGCGCATTTTGTGGTTTTGGTGCTGCTGCGAGCAATAAATCCCATAATCTTTGAGAGCAATTACCGCATGTGCAGCGCTGACCAACTTCGTTTATTGCGTTACCTATTTCCGGCGTCACCACCTTAGGAACCATCACGTAGCCAGGAGGCGCAAGGTAGCGAACTTCCACCGATCGATCAGGTTCAGATGCCATGTCAATGCCGATTGCCGGAGAGTTGCCAATTACAGCCTCCTGATAGCGCTCAATCCTGACGTATTCCTGCACCTTATTACCATCGCATGCGAGCAACCACTGAGCAGCTTTTGCACCATCTGTGTGGAATGCGCAGGTGCGCCCATCATCAAATTGCATTTCGTAGAGGTCAGCAACCTGTTCAAACTGCGTTTGTGGCAACTCGTAAGTTTGGCTTACAGGTTGGTTTGGTTTTTCTAAGTCATGATGCCAGGCGGCGCGAACTGTGCGTGCAATTCGTTCACGTAACTGCTGTGTGCCGTGATACTCAATAGCAATATCGCGTAGCTCGTTTACCAGTTCCCGGATTTGATTCTTTTTCACGATTTACCTCCGTTGAGCATGGCTGAGCGGCAGGCGTTCCACGTGTCAGCAGCAATGCAGCACGCATATTCATCAGGGTTGGCCGTGGGCAGAATACTTTTAATGACCTTGTAATCTGGCTCAATGGCGGGCGGCACTACCGGCGCCGGCTGCTCTTTGATATGCAGTCGTGGCTCACCATCTTTCGGCTCAGGCCATTCGCGCTGCTTGTTTACCGCCAGCTTTTCTACCATCGCCTGGGTAATCTGCTCATCTGTAATACCGGCACGGCGTTGCGCATCCCACAACAGGAATTGCATATCAGCCCATTCGCTCAGGTCGTCAGGTTCTGCAGCGGCTTCCAGCGCTTCTTTTGAGAGATGTTTCAGCGGGCCGATTGGGCCAACATCGCCGAACGAGGCATCTGACCACTCGGCGTGTTCGCGGCGTATCTGTTCGCGTTCCAGCGATGCCAGCGCGATACGCACCAACTCGCGAATCTCAAATATTGCCGGGTCGCGCTCTTCGCACTCGGCGTAAATCTGCTTAAGGCGTTCTCTGGTAATAGTGGTCATGGGTTAGTCCTATGGCGTCCAGTAAGTGAGTTCTTCGGCAACATGCCAGTTGGCGTCAGCCTGGTCCTCAAATGGCGGATCTGTTTTGAGGTGTTCTTCAACTGTGATGGCTGCATTCTCCCGACAGAATGCTTTCCACGCTTTACGGCCACCTTTCCAGCTTTGCCCCTGATGCCATCCCAAAGCCTTTGTTTCGGTACGCCATGCACGATTAGCTAACTGCATTTGTGTCTTAGCCATCTCACTCCCCCTTAACCTTGATGCCAGCGGCGGGGCTATATGCAGACATGCACTGCGTAAACCCGGATTGGTCATCTGTCTGCCCATAGCTGAACCCGGCTTTCAGGCCGTCACGGAATGCGCTATCCTGCAACTTGTCAGCAGTTTCAAGTTTCGCCTCAAGTTCTGCTATGCGCTGGCGGAACTGGATAACGTCATCTGTCTGGTTGCGCCAAAGTTCGCAAACTAACTCAATTTCATCTATCGCATTCTCGAAGCTAAACCAGTTGCTCCATTCTGGTGGCTGGCCCATAACGGCTTTGTAGGCATCGTTCAGGGCGGACTCCGCGTCATCGCGTTCGCTGATAAGCTGAGTCTCACTGCGCTCAAGTTCTGCTACTCGCCTGTCTTTGGCTTCCAGTTCATCCAGCAGTGTCCGTACTGCCGGACTGAACACCCAATACTTCGCATTTGAACCAGATAACGCCTCAAGCAGGCTCTCTTTTGCTTCATTAATAGTCATGCTGCACCGCCTTTCACAAAAATAATCCAGTGGGTTTTGTCGTTCTTGCCGGTTCGCTGGCCGATGACTGGTTTCACGTCCGTCAGCGCCAGAATCTGGCTAACCGGAATCTGCGTTTCGTTCCATTTGAAAATGAGCACGCCGTGTGGCCGCAATACGCGAAACGCCTCTTTGAATCCGGCGCGGAGGTCAGAACGCCACGTTTTTTTATTCAGGCGCCCGTATTTTTTACCCATCCAGGCAGACTGGCCCACACGCTCCAGGTGTGGCGGATCAAATACCACGACAGGAAACAACGCATCAGCGAACGGCAATGCGCGGAAGTCGGCAATGAGGTCTGGACTGATAACCAAGCGGCGACCGTCGCACAATGTGTGTTCTTCGGCGCGGATATCGGAGAACACGGCGCGTTCATCGCGCTTATTAAACCAAAACATGCGAGAGCCGCAGCACATATCCAGAATAGCTTGCGATTCCATCACGACTCCTTAACCTTGATGCCAGCGACGCGAATTGCTTTCTTCACGAGCCGCTTATCAAGCACAGGAACATCACGAGATAAATCATCATGCTCGTACCAGAATGTCGGAGGCAGCGTCACCTCCCGCGCCTCCAGTTCTGCTATGCGCTGGCGGGCAGCCTTCAGCTCAGAAATATCCTTTCCACGCTCAGCGATATTCTGCTTCGCCAGTCGACGCCAGGAATTGATTTGCTTAGCGGCTTCCTGGTGACCTTTCTCCAGTTCTGCTATGCGCTTACTCCCATCAGCAATAACGCCCTCGTAATACTCACGCTGTTCAGCAATCCGGCGTTTCAGTGTTTCGTTTTCTTCGACCAAAGAGCACGCCGCTTCATGGTCTACTGCCGCTGTGTGCGCTGCGGCTTCAACCTCATCCAGCAGCGCCTCTGCGGCGATATAAATAACTTGGCGTGCACGGTCTGCTGGGTCGCTATAGTGCTCCTGCATGTAGCGGAACTCTTCACGAAGCGCACGTTTGTCGATGTTGCTCATTGGGCGGCCTCCTCAAATAAAACTTCACCCTCCAGCCCACCGACCTGATAAATGATTGAGCCATCCTCCCGATATTCCATCGGGGCGGCGCTCCATCCCTCGCCGCTTGGATCGTCATCATCTCCAACCTGAACAAATCCCACAGCAACAACCGTGGCCGGATAAGTTTCACCCTCAGACCAGTAGCCCTCGGTGTCTTTTACACATTTCAGGAATATCAGATTGCTCATAGCGCGGCTCCTTTGCGAAGTTGGGCGGCGAGTTCGAATTCGCCGTGGTTAGTGAATTCTCCAGCCAGTTTTTCCCGAAGTTTCATTACAGCCTCTTTAGCGCTATCAATATCCTTGTGATGTCCCGCGCTGTATTTCTTTCCGTTAAATTGGACGCTGGCAACGTAGCGTTTATCTCGCTTGTTCCAATACACACCCTTCACACCTGTAGTGTTGTTTTTCTGAGTAGGCTTGTTGAATTGGTTCTGCGATAGAGAACAAAGGCGCAGATTTCTTATGCTGTTGTCCGTCTTAATTCCGTTTATGTGATCGATAGGTTGTGAAGGCCACTCACCGTAATGCAGTAGCCATGCAAGTCTGTGAGCAAAGCACTTCTTACCGAACAGTGAGAATGCGTAATATCCCTGCCAAGTTTGAGAGCCAATGACAGAACCTGCCTGCCTTCCGCTGAAGTTAACTTTCGCTGTAAGAACGCCATTTTCAGGGTTGTAATCAATAAGGTCTCGAATATCACCGACAGACATAAGCAACTGCTTTTTGAGCCATTCAATCTCCTTCTTGAGTGACTCTACTGCTTCTTGTGTCACCTCAGCCAGAAAAGTGTCGGTGGCTGGGGTCTCAGTGAAATCGTCCACCCACGTATCGCCAACGTCCTCGCACTCGCGACGACAATATTCGTTGAATTCGACCTCTGATTTTTTCAGTGCCGCATTCTCCGAAGCCAGCGCCGAAAACTTCTCGTGTGCCAACTTAACAACTGCATCAGCCTGCTTAAGTGACTCCATTGCTTTATCGTTATCCGCAGCCAACGCCGCGCATTTCTCCTCCAGGTCCGCATAATCACTATGACGCACCATATCAGTACAGAATGATTCTCCTGTTATTGGTGGTGATAACTGGTCACTGACAATCGTGTATATTTTCACTTCTTTCATTTCTTCCCACTCCGCAACATTGCATTCAGATATTTGTTTTCATTCACTGATGGAAAACTTTTTCTCGCCAGCATTTCTTCGCGTGGAATATCGTTAATGGGCTTGAAGCGGTGTCGAATAATCATTTCCGATGGAAGGATTTCGGGGTCGTAGGACAAACCTCTCATGATGAATTCCTCAGTTATTGCTGATAGCGCCGTAACGCGAACGGTAATTTTTAAGGCGCGGGTCTATTTCAATGAATTGGGTGTAAGTGGCTTTGCGGAATGGTCGGATTGCTGTTCCGTTTATTCGGTCTTTTTCCTGTTTTTCTGCGAGTTGTATATCGCGTCGGTACTTCCGTTCTGCTTTTGTTTCCGGTGGCAGAGCAAGAAACGCGTCGAGATTGTTTTTGATATTTTCCAGCACCTCCGACTTGGAGCTACCGGAGCAGTTGCGCGGGTCATCCGCACCATATAGAGGTGCAGGCATAATTTACTCCGGGGTAGGTTATCCGAATAATGTGGTACGTATAGGGTTATTTCTTTCGTAAACGTGATAGCCTGCTTTTTACCGACTCTTCACTTCGCCCGAGAATTTTTGCTACATTTCTTTGTGTATAGCCTGATGAGATAAGCGTCTGCATTCTTTTGTCTTCGTCGTCGCTCCATCTTGGCTTAACGAATGCCGTTTTTAATGACAGTTTTTTTGCTATGTAATAAAACTGATTTATGTTTAGGCCCAGATGTTCTGCTGCACGGCAAGCTACCATGCGACCGCAAACTGACTCCATCTCCGCTGGAGTTATGTTTAATCTTCTCATTAAGCCACCTGTTTAAGCTCATTTATTCTGATATTCATTACCTGAACGCATTTTGTCTGCGCATCATCGTGACCAGCCAATAATTGCCAGTCATGCTGATATCTCTCAATTAGCTTTTTCTTATCAGTTTCTTTCGAAGCATAATCGCTGAAGTCTTTCAGGATTTGTTCGCAGTCAACCGATGGAGATTTCTGGTTGGTATTTTCTGGTGATGGTTGATTGCATGATGCTGGCATGGCCCAGTCCGGCAGCGATGGAGGGAGCCAGTAAAATCCTGTTCCATCCTTCAGTTTGGCCCTGTGCCATCCTTGTTTCTTATCACTGGATATCTGCGCAAAACCTTCCTCAAGGTTATAGAGATACCGACCAATTCCCCACTGAACGGCAGCACGCTTCATTGCGCCGGAGCGACCACCTTTGACGGCTTCTACCTGTGTGTTTTCAGCAGCATCCCATTTAGTTACCCATTCGGAATCAATCTTGATTGATATGCCGCATTCAACGCCACCGTTGTTGGGTATATCGCGGTATTCATTGCGCCATCCTGCTTTGCCGCAAACATCGTCCAGGCGTTTCATGATTGCCCTGTTCGTGACATAAGCCAGCACCATAGCCCACACTTTGCCATCGCGTGTTTTACCGCTTTGCTGTATTCGCCATTCGATATCTTCAGGATTGAATGGGGCGTCGAATTTATTCAAATCCATAATTCACCTCAGAATGGTAATTCGGAAGGATTAGCCAGAAATTCACCTTTGTTTATTCGCTCGTTTTTGGCTAATGAAAGGCAATTTCGTTTCATCGATTTATTACCTGACTTGCGCCAGTACATTGCCTCTGTCAGGTGATACTGACGTTTTAACCTGCTCAACTCCGGTGTCCTTGCTAAATCCACTGGTATCATTTCAACCTCCATTCGCGAAAGGCTTCTACAGCTTCGCGATACATTATTTTGTCACCAAGATAAACAGCAATTGCGAATTTAGACTGAATAGCCATAAGTGATTTATCCATTACACGGCACTCCTGGTTGATTCAGGATATCGACCAGACGTTTCCATCCGGCCCGTAATTTTCTGGTGATACGCTCTAAAAGTGATTCATTAAGGTGTGCGATACCCATGACGGCACCGCCCGCGATAGCAAATGTCATCGTGGGATTCTCCATTTTCATTTATTGGCATAGCTAAAACGCCTCGATATGAAGCGCTGTGGATATGCGATAAAACAGCCGCACTCAGGCGGCGGCTGTTGTTTCTTCTTTCAGGCTTTCGATATATTCACGCGGGTCGTCGTAACACTGGCATTCGCTATACCAATCCACCCAGCGATCCGTAAGCTCCATTTCTTCCAAATCCTGGTCAGTAAGGCTCTCATCCCACATCTCAAGGCCGTTAGCGTTGCAGTAATCAGGTTTGATGTTGTTGTCATACTGAAATGCGTCATAATCAGCCAGTGCATCCATCACTCGCACACCCTCTTCAACACTTGCTACTTCTACAATGAATGGCTTCATAGGAACTTGCGGGATATGCCAGACACGTAATTTCATATTTCCTCCAGGTAAAAAGAATGCCGCCCATATAGAGCGGCAAATAACATCAAGGGATGATTTTTCGATTAACCAGAACGAGTCGTCGTCCTCGTTTGGTTACGAGCGAAATTGCTCACATAGCAGACTCGTAAATCTGCTATCGGTGCTTATTCGCTGACAAATTCGGTAAGACTTTCGTGTAGCGAAACCAAAATTTCATCATCAAACCCATCAAGTAATGCTTGTTCGATAAGTTTGATAATTTCTGATGCCTGCTCTTTATTTATTTCCATCACTCCTCCCAAGAGCCTTGCTGATGGCTGCGCGAGCTTTATTGATTACCCCGTACCACTCCGGATAAGTAACGTTTCGACCTTCAGCCATAGCTTTTTCAGCCAATTGAAGAGCCTCGAGTAAATCAGGTGCTGCTGCTATCAGGTGTGCATCTTCACTGCACTGAACTTCATTACAGATGGCGACGTATGAGCGCCAACCAGCACCATTTTCAAATGAGCTTGATTGGATGATTTTAATTTCATCGTCATCCATCATGATTCCCCACCCACCTTTTGTTCCTTTAAATTCCATATTCACCTCTGTGTCTCGCTGCCAAAAATACGCTTACTCAGTTACTTCATCTGCATATTCTTTACTTGCTAACCAATCCGGGCGTTCACCTTTACCAATATAGAAATCGATAATGTCCAGAAGGCGTGGATAAAATTTAAGAGCTTTACGACCATCCATCTCAGCAATTTCCTGCTTACTATATTTTCTCCATTCCTCAACTGTGTGGTTCTGGCATCCTGCTCGTACATATTCACCGTTCGTTATACTTATGAAGTATTTCTCACCCAGGATTACGAAAGTGAGATCAGGCAGGTTGGCACCGCGCAGGTCGGCACCGCGCAGGTCGGCATCGCACAGGTTGGCACCGCACAGGTTGGCACCGCGCAGGTCGGCACCGCACAGGTCGGCACCGCGCAGGTCGGCACCGCACAGGTCGGCATC